CCTCTGAAACCGCCCCCCTAAAATACTGGCGAGCGGATTAAGCTGCAGTTCTTCGTGCAAGTTGACACGTGCAATAGACTTTGGATTGCCGGCCAATTTGCCTTCCTGTATAAAACGTTTCTCGGTTGTTCTGTACAGTGGCGTATCATTGTTAATCCTGAGTTTTCTCATGGGGTCATGAGTATTCAGAAACTGTTCTCTCTGGCTGGCCGAGAGCTGATGAATAGAGGTCAGGGTTTCCCCGCCAATACGATGACTCGGTGTGGGCGAGCCTGACATGTTTCGTGGGATGGCAGTTGAGCTATAAATCGGGTGAGCGCCCGAGGTGTCAGGTATAGTACTCATCATAATATCCTTTTCTAAAGTGCCAGCGTGTGCGGTGGGTGCACCGGTACGGCTTTATTGCGATAGCACGCCTGTGGGCGATGTACAACTGCTCCGTTTTGCGAAGCGCGATATGAGCACATGCTCAAGAGTGCTGTCGAGCTGCCGTCCACTTGCTTGTTTTAATTGAGCTTGAATGTCGCTCTGATGCCGCCTGCTACATCGAGCAAGTCCTCGAATACCTTGCGCATTTCAACGGTATTCATTTCAATCAATGGAATGCGTGTGTGCAGTACGCCGACCTTTTCTCCGTTCATTCCAAAGGTGAAGAAGGGCTTTCCAAGACTGAAATTGTTCAGTTGAAGTGCGTGGCTGAGCGTGTCATTGCTGGCGTCTTGAAGTTGTCCGATTGTGGCGGAGAAATGCACCCATCGACAGTCGTCCTGATAAATGTTTACTTCGAGCCCGCTCTGGAATTTGAAGTAATAGACTTCATTGTCATGTTTCTTGTTCGGCAAATTCGGCATGCTGTAGTCTTTCGCCAAACCGTCGACAAGAAGATCTAATGAGTTTTTCATCGTGCACCTCAGCGAATCTGAAGACGCTGCGTGGTCATCGAGAGGTATCAGGTTCCATTTTTGCTCGATTCAGTGGATGGAGAGGCCACGCTATGGCACGGCCGTCATGCGAAAATGTCGGCGCTAAATTTGGAGCAGGGGCATGCTCTGCAAGAGCGGATGGCGCTTCATGCCACTCCTGAGCAAGTGGCACGGCGTGAGACCACTTTCTACCAGACGAAAAAAAAGACCTTGAATTTCAAGGTCTTTTCTCAATGGTGGTGCCCCGAGGGGGAATCTTAAAGCATTACAAAGAAAGCTGCTATAAGTTGCTTATGGGCGCAACTGATTGTTCCTATTGATTTTTCTCCGCTAGAAGATGTTCAGCTAGGGGCATCTGGTTGCATTGGCGTGGTAGTCTTTACGCCAAATTTACGCCAATAGGGGGCGGACGTGGCGTCGTATCGAAAGCGCAGTGGGGGATGGCGAGCAGAGGTAGTCAAGCTAGGGACCCGTGACTCGCAGACCTTTGCAACGAAAGCAGCTGCCGTTGCATGGGCAACGCATCGTGAAGCAGAGATCTTAGCAGGAAGTGGAAAGCCGAAGGCTGGCAATCAAATGACGTTATCGGACGCGTTGAGACGATACAAGCGCGATGTGTCGACTACAAAGGCCGGTCAGCGTTGGGAAGAACTGCGCCTGGATAAGATGGACAACGAGATGACGTTCGTGGGTGAGCTGATCGGTAACATCACTGCTGACCAGATCGCTGAGTGGCGTGATCTCAGGCTGAAAAAGGTGTCTAGTCCCTCAGTCCGACGCGATATGACTTTATTGTCGTCCGTTTTTGAGATTGCTAAGCGAGAATGGAAGTGCTGCACGATCAATCCTGTGCGCGAAGTTAAACGCCCAAGTAATGGCAGGCCGAGAGATCGTCGCGTATCTTTGTCTGAGGTGAGCGCCCTCACCACCCGTTTGGGGTTCATCGAAGGTGTTGCGCCAGTTACTCTGCAGCAGGAGCTGGCCTATGCATTTTTGCTGGCACTTGAAACAGCAATGAGGCAAGGTGAGATTCTTGGCATGAAGGTCAAAGACGTCCTTATAAAGGACAGGTACGTCCGATTGGAAATGACCAAAAATGGGGAAAGCCGCAACGTACCGTTGACGCGGCGAGCAGGCGAGTTGTTGGAAGTGCTTTTGGGCGAGCGATCAGGCGATAGCCAGGTGTTCAGACTCAGCTCTGCGTCTGCTGATGCTATGTTTCGAAAAATCAGAGACGAGTTACATATTGTGGATCTTCATTTCCATGATACCCGACATGAAGCGACAACTCGGCTCGCACGTAAAGTAGATGTACTGGATCTCGCTCGAATCACTGGGCACAAAGATCCTCGTTCGTTGATGGTCTACTACAATGCCACAGCCGCCGAAATGGCGGCGCGGCTTGACTGACAGCTGAATCCAAAATCGCTGCACGGCCAATTTTCATAAGGCATGCCAGCGAAGCCTTGCTACGTGCAAAAACTATAGAAGCAACACGTACGTTGAGGGTTGCTCCTGCATGATGGCAAGTGGACATGCCGCTCAGTAAGTATTAAGCTATGAATGCTTTAATTCGCCATGTCATACCCAATGCCCGTCATAATTAAATGGAAAGGAACGATCAATGTTTACAGGGAAAGAAATAAAAAGCTTCGCATTAGAGTATGGTAGGAAATGGCTATTTCCTGACTTTACTAATAAGCTCACATGGTTTGTTGCTGGGTTGGGAGGTGCGATAATAGTCACCCCCACCCCTCTGAAAGTTATAATTTACAACTGGTTGATAGATACGTTCAATCTTAACTCGGGAAAGAAATTCTCCCTGGCTGAGCTGGTCCCAGACGCTGCAGATTACTGGGTTGGCTTCGGATTGATCGTTGTGGCCTTATTGCATAATATTTTATATCGGTACTTTTTATACAAGGAGAAGCAAGGTTCATTGGCAGCTGCTAATGAACGGGGTTATGCTCATGATAGAAAGTTGTTTGATAAGTTTCTTGAGGATTTTCCTAGCGGTTCAGATTCGGTGAATATGCTGCGGCATCATGATTTTGCTAACTCTTTTAATATCGATACATTGGCAAATCTTGATAGGTTTGCAAGTGAGTGGGATATTGTTGAGCGAGAGTTTCTGAATCCTGAATTAGAGCAGATGCGAAAAGAGCTTTGGGGTAAGTGTAGAGAGTTCAATTACAAACTGTCTTTGGGGGCTTGGGATTTAAATGGCGGTCCAGGATTCACTTGTATTCCAGATGCCTATCGCGGCTCGGATGATTGGCCGGAGCACGTCGATAAAAAAATTGGGGAGCTCAATACTCTCGGAACAGAATGTTATGAGCTTTATGTTGCATTTGTGCGTTTTGGGAAACAGACCCTATCTACAGGTATTTAAATTATTCCTTATTTTGTTCCATTTTCCGAACAAATTACATGGTCGGTTGCGGCCGGGGTGCGTCTTTCATACCTGGTAAATGCTACCTCGGGAGCGCACGGTTGGTATACGTTCGCTCCCGATGTAGTGCCGGATCCCTCGCAAGGCAGGGTCTGCCATTTTCTCGCATCAAAACCTCAAGAGCTTGATGCTCAAGGCCGATGTAACAGACGATCAACCGCTACATCGGAATAACATTCATGCGGCGTGTTTAGTGCTGCGTGCGATTGGAAGCTTGGCGCGGTTCTGGCGTGCCCACTTTATTACTTCGCCAGCAAACCAACGCTTGACTGCTTTGGAGCCTTTGCCTATCGCACAAGGTTGGATTGCATCAGGAAACCCAGGTTGGACGACAACGCGCCTCTCTACCGTGTATTGAGAAAGCTTCATGTACTGAGCGATGTCATCGAAAGTCCACAACTCGTCATCAATTGAGACCCTAGGTGCTCTCAACTCAGTCACCAGGGCTCGAAGAGTCATCAGCAAGTCTGCACTTTCAGGATCTGTGCTTAGGTTACTCATACATGTTTCTCCATTTGCCCGCCTGCAATTGTCCTGAAGGGCTGTGCGTAACGGTAAAGCGGCTCTATCGTAAAGCCGCGCTGCTCTGCAGCCTTGGCGGTCTCACGCCCTCTCACGGTCTTGCACCAGCTTCCACGACTTGAGAGAACATCCCAGGCGACTGGTTCGGCCTGCTGATAGACGTTGTTGAAAGCCAGTGACAGCTCCATCGGATCCGCGCCCCTTTGATGCAGCATCATGGCGAAGTTCGCGATGTCCTCAAAGTTGCCAGCATTGCCCTTGGGAATATGCCTAACCATCAGTTCGGCTAGTTGCTTGTCCTGCACCAATGACTCCAACCAGCCATGACGACCTTTAGCGCGGGCCTCGGCAAGCTTGGTTTTCATTGCAGCAGCGAATGTATCAACGGCTTGGTTATCAGGGTGCTGGTCGACCTGTGCTGGAAACGGGCGGGAACAAAAAACGTCCAGATCTGCAAGATACTGGGCTGCGTTCGGGGTATCGACGTGCTCAATCAGCGAGCGAGACTTGCCAAGAAGTGCCACGGATTCACTCAAGAGCACCAAGGTTTCGGTGAGCTGTCTGCGCGCTCTATCACGCGCTCCTGTGCGGCTCATGCTGCCTCCCTGCAGAGTTCGATCTGCCGCCATGGGTCGTTTGCTTTGGCAAGTGCGGCCATTGGCGGAGGACTGACGCTGTTGCCGCACATGTGGACCTGCTGGGTCTTGGTGAATGGCTTGCCGTCGGCGCCGTGGGTGATGACGTAGTCGGCCGGGAAGCCCTGGGCCTTGTACAGCTCGGACGGTTTGAGCATTCGAAGGCAGATGTCTACGATCACGTAGGGCGTACCCTTGACCATCACGGTGACCAGCGCCAAGCGATCCTTGGTCGTGATCGTGGGGGCTGGCTCGCCCGCGCTGCTGACGTTCTCGGTTCCGTAATAGCTGATCAGGAACGCGGCTACGCGCAGTGCGCCTTCCTCATGCTCTGGGGAGAGTCTGAGCGATACGACAGAGCTTTTACCTCCGCCTCCGGCCGTGACGGTAGGCGCAGGCTCGTCAAGCGGCTGGCCGACGCTTGCCCCGAACTGCCGCTCCATGAACGCTGTGACCAAGCCGTGGTGCTGGCCGCCTGCGCTGATGGTGTGTAGAGGATCGTTCACGTCCCGCGCATCACAGTTGCCGCGTAGATGCACCAGGTTTGCGGCCACCAGTTGCTGCTGGCTTCCGGTGTTGGTGACCGTTGTCATCGGCTCGTCGACACCCTTAGCGTGCGTCGTGTTGAAGCCGCCGTTCATCTGAGCCATGAATGCAGTGGCTACCGCTCGGTGATTCCTCGTCATCAAAGCACCGACCGGCTGATCAATTGCTACTGGCTTGCCTGCATAAACAGGCCCGCCTGCACCCACCAGAATTGAACTTGTCAGCGCATGCTTAACGCCACCGGCAACGACCGTACCTAATGGCTGATCGATACCCGGCACACGGGGTTGTTGGCCTTCGCGCTCACCGTAACCAGATTGGATCAAAGTAGGGCTGATCAGCGTCAGCTCGCCACGGTTGGCGCAGGTGATCGTCGGCAATGGTTCCAGCGGATCATTGATGCGGTCGCTGCCTTGGTGGGTCGCTGGTGCGATGACCGGGCTGACCACCGAGAATGCGCCGCCCTTTGGATATGACGTCACCGTGCGCAGCGGCTCGTTGGCCGATTGCACGGTCTCGCCCGACCAGTTCGCAATCGGTACGATGAACGGGGTCGGATTGTCGATGACGAACTTTTTTATGCCCTTCGCTACTCGGCGCAGGGTGGCTGGAGCCAGGTCTTTCTTGCGTTCGAAGATGCTTTTGCCGAGGTCGGAAAAGTCGATGCACTCGGCGGCGGTCTTCAAAGGTTTCTGGCCTTTAGTAGGGCGCTTGGCGTGTGTCGGCTCTGGCCATACGATTGCCTGGCCGTCGCACCGGGCAATCATGAACAAACGTTCCCGGCTGGTGGGCGCGCCGAAGTCGCACGCTCGGATCACACGCCACTCGACGGCATAGCCCAGGCGCTCCAGCTCGGCCACGAACACCGCCCATGTCTGGCCACGCCGGGCAGGGTCTGGCACCAGAAACTGCTGATCGACCGGCACAACCTCATCAGGTGCTGCAATGCCGCCGCCCAGCTTCACGACCCGCCCGGTCGACTTGCAGCGCTTGGCCACCAGCGGCCCCCATTGCAGGATCTGCTTTACGTTCTCTAGGCTGATGACGCGGGGTTTCTTCTTGCCTGCCCACTTCAAGCCGATCCAAGACAGATTGCGGATCTCGCGCTTGCGTGGCTGCCCGCCAGCAGCCTGGCTGTGGTGGGTGCAATCCGGGCTCATGTGAAACCAGCCCACCGCCTTGCCACCGCATTCGGTATCCGGATCGCCGTCGAATACATCGGTCGTGAAGTGCTTCGCGCCGGGGTGGTTGGCTGAGCGCATGCTGATCGCTGCAGCGTTATGGTTCTTGGCCACGCTGACTTTTCGGCCGAGACCCATTTCCAGACCGGTACCCGCGCCGCCACCTCCGCAGAAGAAGTCGACAACAATCTCATCGTCTTGCGCGTTGAAGCCCAGGCTGTATTGGGTTTTGAAATCGAAGGGTGGGCGATTGAGTGAGGTCATGCCGCTTCCCCCACTTCAATCGGGCTTTCAGTCGGTTTGTTGCTGTCGCGAATCTCGCCAAGGATTCGGAGCACTATGGCGTTCAACTGCTGAAGTTGGGTTGTTGCCCGAGTGCGCCATGGCTCTGTGCCTTTGACGTGCACCCACGTTTTATGGGCCAGCCCCAGCGTGATGGCTGTGTCTGACAGAACCTGGAGGTCGGCTTTGGTGAGAGAGCTGGCACTGCCTGAGCTCGACCGCTCCTCAAGATGCTCGATGGCGAGGTTTTTGAGTTCAATGGTGAGCAGCAGCCTCTCTCGGTCGCGTGTGAGCATTGCTATGTCTGCATTCAATGCATCTATCCGTGCGCTGCTGTCGGCGATACCTGCGGATTTTCCCGCCAAGTACGACCTGCGTAACGCCCGCTTGATTGCTCTCTCGATGAAGACGGTGAGGAGCAGAAAGCAGACCCCTATGCCTACCAGAATGATGATGTGCTGTGCTTGCATGTGCTGTGTCCTTGGGAATGAGCCCGTCGCCGGATCGGTGGTGAGAGGACGGCGACGGACTGACGCGGGGTGGTTATGCCAGGGTGAAGCTGCCGATGGTGAGGTCGGTTGCTTCGCCTACTTCTTCTGCTACGACCTGTTTGAATTCTTGCGCGAGGTTTTCGCGCAGTTGCGCCTCGCCGATCCAGCGCAGACGAAGCACGGGCTGATCGCCTCCAGTAAGCACGGCAACGCGCAACTGAATGGTCTGAGCCTGCAAGCCTTCATAGGGGATGACGCTAAACAGCAGCTCAGCGGGGAGCCCGTCTGCCGATTTGGCTTCGATCTGATCCATTGCTGAACGGGATGCGCTCATGTCACCGACGACATGTTCGCTTTTGCGGGCCTGCTCGATGGTGATGGACCGAATGGCACCAGCAGCTCGGCGCAGATCGATATCGGCACCATCCGGGGTCACCGCTTTTAGGTTCGGTGCCCAGTCTTCAATGAAGTCGCTCAGGTCTTTTTGAGTGTGCTTGGACCCGGCTGCGTGTTCGAGGGCGATGAATGCAGCGGTTTTCTTTAGGGTTAGCTTGGCGCGAAAGTCCCCATGCCCGGGATTTTCCTGATTGCCCAGGTTAAAGAAGACGGTGCACGTCATGCAGTCGCTATCAACGAACCCAGCAGTGTTGCTATCGGTCTGGGTCAGCACGTATTCGCTGAAGTCTTTCAACGATGACGTTTGCAGCAGGCCCCGGAACCGGCTGCGTGATTGCTGGAATTTCTCCAGGCTAATAACGTTCACGGTTGCAGGGAGTGCGATTGAAGGTTCGAAGGTGTCCAGCGCTTTGGCGTTGGCCAGTACTGCAGTGTCTTGGATCAGTTGAATTGCTTTGGCTTCCATGAATCATTTCCTGCTGTGGTGAGAGGTATGGAACAGCGTTGAATCACGATCTGGCGGGCACGGGTGCGGCGTTGCGATCAAACATCTGGTCTGCCGCAGGTGTTTCAGGAAATAGCGTCAGCCGACCGCCTTCGCCTACATGCATCGGCGTATCGAGGGTGGTGTCCTCGGTGCGGCTGCCGCGCTTGGTCGGCACTTTGTAGGCCAGCTTGTGGTTAACAGTGACCTGGTGACTGTCAGCTATCTGCTTGAGCGAAAACGTGAGCGTTACGGTACCGACCTTTTTGTTGTCGACGACGCCTGCAGCTACCTCGGAAAGCGCATGGCCGATCTGGTTCGCGAAGACGCCTGCGTTGAGTTCGCCGATAAACTCGGCTGTGTCCGTGGGTTTCATGTCCTGTGCCTCTGGTTGTTGTCACTGGAAGGCAGTGACCACCTTTGAATCAGGCCGCTTTCAACTTGGCCTGTGCATCGAGATAGGCCGCTAAGTCGTGCAGGTACACCACTGGCTGGCCCTTATTCGATCCGCCCAGCCGAGTAACCTTGAGGTCGATACGGCCCGCGTTGATCTTGCGAAGCAGGTAGCGGTCACTCGATATGTGCGAGAAATACCGTTCCCGCACAGTGCTTAGCGTGGGGCAGGGCGTGGCGAACTCTTCCCGGAGCTGACTTAAAGTCTCACTCACGCAGCGTCCTCCCCGTGCCCCTCCTTTTGGGGCACCAACTGAAGGCGAATCAGCTCCGCGAGACCCTCTTTCGATTTGCCGGTTGCCGTTGCGCAAAGCCGGCCCTCTGCGTCTGCTACCACTGCGCCATATGGCCGCTCGGGGCTGCGCGTGGGGGTCACATAGGCGACTTGACCCTCAAGCAGTACAGCGTCTACAGCTCGAAATACTTCCGCCAATTCGGCAGTAATAGGCGGCAAACCGTCCAGCATGCTGAGTGCCTCTGACGTTGCGCCGATCAACGTCGAGCGACTTACGATTGTTGGGTGGTTCAGGTGCAAAGGAACCAGTTTCAGCGCGCATACGGCGTGAGTAATTGCGTTCAGAGTCATGCTGCGGCGTCCTTCTTCGTGGTGGTGATGCCAAGCTGATCCGAAAGCCAGGTAACACCCGCCTCCTTGACCATCACCACTGCATAGTGGCTGTAGGCGTGAATGTTCTTGTTCCAGCGGCTGCGCGAATCTACGTACAGGTAGCCTTGGTCGCGGTGCTTGGATGCGAGCTCGCCTGCCTGGGTCAGCACGCCGATTTCACGCAACTTCGCTCGAAATGTCCGTGGCTTCATGCCAAGAATCGTTGCTGTAGCGTCGAGGGTTCTGTTCATGACGAGTGCCTCAGGCCACGGCCAGCAAACCGCGTGAGCGGATGGCGCAATACAGCTCGTCCAGTGCGCCATAGAGCTCTTGAAGGCCGCTGTCGTTGGTTAGTATCAAGTCGTCCGGGTGGACTGACACACCGGCTTCGCTGATATGGGGATTAACTTCGGCTGCCTCTGGTCGGTAGAGGTGAATGACCGTCCCGCCCCGTTTGCGGATGAAATCAGCCTCGTTTTCGAAGCGGACATCGCTTACCACAAAGCCCGGCACGCCATCGAACACCGCACTGAGGCAATCAAGGTTCTGTTCGGCGAGGTCGATCCACAGGTTGGCGCTGATCATGTGACGGCCCCATTCGGTGCCGAGCAGTTGCATCAACTGGCGAGGTGAGCGACCCAGCCAGTCAATGGGTTGTTCCTTTTTCTCGCCTTCGAGATCCTCGGGACTGAGGTTGAATATGGCCATGATGCCGTCGCGCAACGGATCGGCGAATGCGTAGCACTCAAACCCGTGCTCCTGGGCCAGGTGGTGGGCTGCGGTGGTTTTGCCGGAGCGGGCAGCGCCCGTGAGGCCGATCAGGATCTGCTTCATGCTGCTTGCTCCCCTTCCGGCTGGTCGGTGGGTTGCAGCAGGCTTTGAACAAATTCCAGCATGCCGATCAGTGAGGCAGTAATGGATTCTTCGCCGCTGTCACCGGGCGTCTCCGACACATGGAGTTCTTTATCCAGCCAAACTTGTTGGGTATGCAGGGATTTTTTTGTGGTGTCGGGAATACCGAAAGCACCTGCTTCATAGAAACGAACATCAACCAGGCGCACATGCCCGGAATAATCGAAAAAGCCTTCGAGTTTTCCTTGGGCGTTGACCGCCATTACAGCCGTCAGGATCTGGAGAACTATTGCTTGGTGGGCGCTATTCATGCCGCATCACCTCCCCATGGACCGAAGTCATCGACTGCCGGTGCAGGTGCTGCTTTCGCGGTGCTGCTTTTTGGCTGGACGATCAACAGCAGGCCGGTTCGGCGCTGGATGGTCGCGATAGATTCGCGGCTGGAGGCCGCTGCCGGGTGGAGATACACCGGGCAGCGGGTGTTGCGCTGTGTTGTTTGCATGGCTCGTACTCTGTGGTGAGAGGGGTACAAGCCAAATTAGCAAAAGCTAAATATCTATGCAATAGCAGATGCTAAATTAATGATCGGTTTTGCTACTGCGTCTGCCGCACTCAGGGCGACGTAGGGTTTCCGGCAGGTACCACGATATTCGTGCGGCCCCGTCAGATTGAATATTTACGTGAACACCTTCCGTATCGTCTATAGCTGCGATGATCTGATCCCAGTGCCGTTGATCTTCATCTGGTTTTTTGTAGATCACTGCATATCGATCGCCCTGAGCGGACTGGGAGCGAATAATGGTTTGAAGTCGAGCCGCCAGAATCTGTGCGGGAGACATCGTTGCTATCAGCTTGTGCGCTACGCTAGCCATTGGGTCCTCCTTGGCTTTGTATGTATATGCATACAGTATTTTGCAAAGACTTTTTTCGCAACACCGAATGGAGTACATCTGTACTCCTTTGCGCTTGGGCACAAAAAAACCCGCAATTGCGGGCTTGGATGGGCACGAGGTTTACAGCTTCTTGGCATTCCACACAAGGAGGACTCGGGCTTGAATATGGACCTTTGTAAGGTCCGCACCTTCGATGATTATCGCAGGGTACAAAGGGTTATCCGAGATCATGCGCAACGCGCCGCCAGTCATGCGTTGCAGTCGTTTGATGTAGAGGTCGCCATCCAATGTGAAGACGTAAACTGCATCGGTTCTGATCTCGGTAATCCCTCGATCAACAAGCAGGGAGTCTCCGTCGCGAAATGTCCCGTCCATGCTGTCGCCATCGCCGGTGATGATCGCTAAGTTCTCGATCCTTGAGAAGGCTAAACCTTGGGTCTTGAGCCAATCAAGGTGGACCGTAATGTCCTTGATCACTTCAATTTGAGAGTCGGGCGGAACATTGCCAGACCCCATCGACGCCGCCACGTCGAGGTGGGGGATAGTAATGAATCCGAGCGACTGCATCACCGTTCGACTGTCAACGGGGGCAACGGCGGGCACTATGATTTCGGCCGTATCGGAGCCACTCAGCTCAGGATTCACCAGGCTCCCAGGATGAAGGTTGATCTTCTCTTCGAGGGTGGCAGCTGCTTTCTCGCCGAGTTTTCGATGACCATTCAAAAGCTGGGACAAATACGATGCATCCAACCCGTGTTGGTTTGCAAAGTCTTTTTGGCTCAGCCCCGCCATCGCGGCGCGCAGAGCGCTGATTCGCTGCTTATAGATATCCATTCCCCAATGATCGCTTTCCGTTAGCAAACAGTAAATTACGGTTTGCTATTGCTGTATCGATTAGCAATTGCTAATCTGCGCATCCTGAACGGAGGTGCATATGACCCTGCACGAATATTTGAAGGCTTTGAATAAATCTGACCTTGACGCGTTTGCCCGCCGTTGCGGGACTTCTGCCGGACAGCTCAGACAAGTTGCTTACTGTAATCGCCGGGCCAGTGCCGCTCTTGCAGTGAACATTGAGAGAGAGTCGAAAGGCACGGTTGTATGCGAGGTGCTGCGCCCAGACATCGACTGGGCCTACCTTCGCGGCTCTGAAGCTGCTTAAAAGTCGCAGGGCCGGGGACCTCTCACCACAAGATCCCCCCGACCCAGCAACGGCAGTGCAAAACACTGCCAACTCCGCCGACCAGGTCCTCTCACCACAAGATTCACCTGGTTGGCTCGAACGATGAACCGTGCCGCACAGCACGTTTAGCACAGCACATCGGTCGTGGTCGTAGGATAGGGGGTGCCCCTGCCTGTGGCTACACCGTAAACGGGGATTTTACGGTTATGAGTCGCATGGATCTTTTGCCTGACGCTGGTCAGGTGCTTTCGTTGCGTCAGGCGCTTTACCGCGCTGGCCGCGACTACAAGGGCGGGGTTACCGCTCTTGCCCATGACATGGTGTTGGAAAACGACGCTCTGCAAAAAAAGCTGAAACTCGACGAGGAGCGACGCTGGCTTAATCCGGATGAGCTGGAGGATGTCATTCGTCTTACCGGCAGCCCGCTTTTGCTCGACGCCTTGATGCGGCCAGCAGCAGCTGTTTGGTACCAGCCGGAGCCTGTCGCTGCTACTCAGGATGCGCTCAAGTCGGTAGGCAAGCTTCTAAAGGAAACGGGCGAGTTCGTTTCAGGCATGCACAACGGTGCTGCCGACGGTGTATGGGAGCTGCACGAAGTCGCTCTGCTGGAGAAGCAGGGCAACGACATCATTCGTGCGGTGCTGGGCATCATGGCCGGCGCTCGTCTGGCGATGGAGGATCGTGCCAATGGCTGACGATATCGACCGCGCCACAGAACAGACGCAGTACCTACTGGATGTTGCTCTGTTTCGACATCGCCGCATCCCGACCAGCATGGTCAGCGCGCAGTTTTGTGAAGACTGCGACGACCCGATCCCTGAGCCACGCCGTGCTGCTATTGTTGGCTGCGAAACGTGCATTCACTGTCAGTCGCTGCGGGAGCAGCGTAGATGAGTGATCGTCCAACACCGCTTTCTGCTTGGGCACGCCGCTACTGCGAGACATTCAATTTTGCGTTAGTACCGATTCAACCGGGCGAAAAAGGTCCAAAGGGCAAGGGCTGGAATCAGCCCGGCAAGTACATCGTTGATCCTGCCAAGGCCGAGGCGTTCTGGACGAAAAATCCAAACCATAACCTCGGCGTTGTACTGGGGCCGAGTCGGGTATGTTCGCTGGACGTTGACGATGTCCAGTGGACACGGTTCGTCCTGTACGAACTGCTGGGCGTTGATCTGGATGCGCTTGCTCTGGCTTTCCCGACCGTCGTCGGCAACCCACTGCGCTTTCGGGTCCTGTTCCAAGTCCCAGAGGGGCTGGAACTGACGCGGCACTCGCTGTCTTGGCCCAATGAAAACGACCCGGACGGGTCAAAGCACAAGTCAATCATGCTGAAGGCAAACGCCGCTCGGGAGGCGGGCGATACGGCCAGAGAGGCCTTGTATCGAGCAGATGCCGAGCAGTACAAGCGGTTCACGGTGTTTGAATTGCGTGCAGGATTGGTGCAGGACGTACTGCCTCCCTCCATTCATCCAGGCACCGGCCAGCCATACACCTGGCGCACGCCACCTGATGCTTCGGGGCTTCCGGTTCTGATCGGCGACCTGCTGAATGTCTGGAACAACTGGGACGTCTTCAAGCGGGGAGCGGAGGCTGCGTGCCCATGGTTGCCGAAGGACGCCAAGCCTACTGGCAAACAAAAGCCGAAACCGAAGCCAGCCCCTGCAGGTGGCAAGCGGCCGTCTGTCATCGACGAATTCAACAACTGCCACGACGTCGAAGAGATTCTGCGCAGCCACGGATATACCAAGCGCGGGGGGAAATGGCTGTATCCGCAAAGTAGTACCGGGCTGCCCGGAATCACCGTGGCTGAAGGCAAGGTGTATTCGCACCATGCGGCTGATCCGCTGGCCAACGGTCACCAAAACGATGCATTCGAAGTGTTCTGCTTACTGGAGCATGGCGGTGATCAGTCCAGGGCGGTGAAGGAAGCGGCGCGGATGCTCGGCATGCAATCAACCCGCCCCAGCGCAAGTGATCTTCCCCCGGCCCCAACTGATGGTAGCGACACGCCACATCCAGCAGCACCGGACGCGCCAAGCGAGGCGGCTCCTGCACCTGACGGGGGGGCGGGGGAGGAGCTGACTATCGATCAGGTGCTGCGGCGTTTTGCGTTGGTAGAAGGCACCACACATGTCTGGGACTTCGATAAGTCCCGGGTCATGAAGAAGTCGGCTTTCGAGGCGCGAGTCGGCAAGCCCATCGCAAAGCTTTGGCTTGACGCGACTGACAAAAAACTGATCGCTGATGACCAGGTAAAGGACATTGAGCAGGCCCGGAAAATGGCGGGCAAGAAGGGCGGTGCGCTGGGTATGCGTCCCACGGAACGTTACGTCTATATCGACGGCACCAAAGACGTTTGGGATCGAGAGAAGAAACGCCGTATTGCCGAGGGGGCCGTCAAGATGGCCTTGGGCGACACCTATGCGCTCTGGTTGAACAGCAGCGAGCGGCGGGTGGTTGACGTCGAACACATTGTCTTCGACCCGACCATGACCAAAGACCCCAGCATATACATCAACACCTTTGACGGCCTGCCTTTGGAGCCGGTCAATGACGACGCGGCGTGCGCCAATCTGCGCTGGTTGATTTCATTCCTCTGCAACCATGATGAGGCTGCTGCACTGTGGCTGACTCGGTGGCTTGCATACCCGTTGCAACACCTCGGGGCCAAGATGGATACCGCGGTTCTGATGCACTCCACCAGGGAAGGCTCGGGCAAAAGCCTTTTGTTCGCTGACACCTTCGGCGCGCTTTACGGGCAGTACGCCGCGACAGTTGGTCAGACCCAGCTGGAGAGCAACTTCAACGCCTGGCAAAGCAGGAAGATGTGGGTCGTGTTCGAAGAGGTGGTCAGCCGCGATCAGCGTTACAACCAGGTCGGCAAGATCAAGCACCTGGTCACTGGCAAGACCGTGCGCATGGAGTCGAAGTTCATCAACGGCTGGGAGGAGGCCAACCACATGAACGCGGTGTTCCTCAGCAACGAGATCCTGCCGTGGCCGATCAGCGACAGTGACCGGCGAATGTTGGTCATGTGGCCGATGGAAACCTTGCCGGTCGCTCGACAGAAAGCCATTGGCCGCGAGCTGGAGAATGGCGGTGTCGCCGCGCTTTACGGCTGGCTGCTGCGTGTGGATCTGGGGGACTTCAATGAACGCACCCGCCCGCCCAGCACTGCGTCACGCGAGCGGTTGGTTGCGCTCAGTCGGGCAGGGTGGCAAACGTTTCTGTACCTTTGGCGGTATGGCGAACTGGGTCGCGGGCTCTGGGGCGTATGTCTTTCAACGGACCTCTACGCCTTGTTCCTTGAGTGGTGTCAGCGCAACAAAGAGCACGTGATGAGCCAGACGAAGTTCTCGCTGTTCATCAGCTCGGAGGTGGAGAAGACCCGGTCAATACCGTGGACTGAACGCAATGATCGGCGCTTCGGCGCTTTCTTTGTGCCCGATGATCCTGAGGCTTCCCTTCCCCCATCAATGAGAGCGCCGGACTTGGGCGTTGCCGTCGATGCCTGGCGGGCCAAGGCGCGCCTTGCGGGGTGGAACGTCGACAGCTGGGACCACGTGAAGGCGGTCGCAGCATGAGTACCTCTCAAAGTGTGTCGGGTGTGTTGGGTATGTTTTGGGTCAGTTTTGGCAACCCGACACAGATCAAACGCCCATCTTTCGCGGGGTGCAGACGTGTGTGTTGGGTGTGTTGGGTTTGGCGTCGCGTGCGCGCATGCGTGACGTTATTAATGCCGCTTAAAGCGCAGTTGTTTTTTCTCCATGCGAGGACCGACAAACCCGACAAACCCAACACACATAACACACTCTTTATTAATTCATTGTTTTTGAAAGGTTTTAAGTGTGTTGGGTCTGTGTTGGGTAGGGCGTTTTGTGTGTTGGGTTCAGATTTCGAGAGGAAAGGGCAGTGATCAAGGAAATCGAAGCGTTGATGGTGCATTGGGGCGAGCAGATGCGCGAGCGCGGCCAAGGCGGCGGCTTGGGCAGCCAGATGGGGGCCATTATCGAATGGGGCGGCGCGCCGCCGCGTGGTACGCCGGGTTCTCGGATACTTGGCGGTGCTGGGTGCGGAATTGATCACATTGCCAGTGAGGTTCAGGCAGCGGTGGCTGAGTTGGATCGGTCAGGCCGTGCACCGCTGGCACGGTTGGCACTGGAGCGTTATTGCGTCATGGCGACGGTCCGCGATCAGATGAAAGCGGTCGGTATTGCCGAGGGCGCTGATCGGACTTATCGCAACTGGGTGGATCGACTGCATCAGCAGGTCCTGCTGATTCTCACACTGCGCAGCGGCTCGACCCGTGGCTATCCGGTCGGCCCCCAAACCGACCGTCACCTGAAGGTCGCAAGCGGCTCCTCGCCAAGGTCTTCAATCCCTCGGGCGCTCTGACCGTTCGTCCGGGTCAGTTGTCGCATTGTGGTCGTATCTTTGCTGTATTACGGCCACATTTGGCCCAACCGTTAAACAGCCCTTTTCGGTTTTTCCGAACGCCGGTACAACGTGGGCACGATCTGCGATTTGCGCCTGAATCACAGTCAGAGCACTTGCTGTGCATGCTTCACCCAGCCATCCCCAAGGCTGTCACCAACCCCGCTTCGGCGGGGTTTTTAATTTCAGCTCCCCCGGAAGGGTGGCAACCGGATGCGCACCATGCCCGACAAACCAGATACGTGGGCCAGGATCGTGGCGGCCATTTCAAATCCACTGTGGCAGGGCATGATCATGGCCATCGTCGTTTCTCTACTGCGCATCCTCTACGACGCCAAAGAAACCAGTAAGCGCCGGATTCTTTTCGAAGCGCTGATCTGCGGTTCGTTGAGTCTGGTTGCGTCCAGCCTGATCGAGTGGATGACCTGGCCGCCCAGCTTATCGGTAGCTGCAGGTGGAACGATTGGCTTTCTTGGCGTTACGGCCATTCGCGAATTGGTGGCCCGTTTCATAGGCCGGAAGGTGGATTCCCTATGAAGGCTATCGCTGCTGCAATCATCATCGCGCTGGTGGGCTTGTTGCTCGTCGGCATTCAACAGTACCGGGTCGTCGCATTGCGCGGCGAAGTGGAAGTGGAAGCGACGGCCAAGAAGAAAGCGCTCGATGCCAACCTCGAAAGCGAGGCCACCATCACCACGTTGCGCGCCGAGGCCCAACGTAACGCTGCCTATCTGAAGGACTTGAATCAACGGATCAAGGCCAGCGAGAACAAAGCCAAACAGGCGAGGAAAGAATTTGAAGACCTCAAGCGCAACAGCAAGCCCGTTCGTGATTGGGCTTCTCAGCCTTTGCCTGACGGCCTGCGCGGCAAAGCCGGTGGTGGTAACAAAAACGTCAGCGGTTCGAATCGAACCCCCTGAGCTGATTCCTTGCGAACGCATCAACGCCGATGAGGCTGACCTTCGTTCGAACGGCGACGTCTGGGAACTGAAGGATCAGGCCATCAAGCTACTCGACACCTGCGCCGATCAGGTCGACGCGCAGATCCTGCGCAGCCAGAGCAAGTAGGTCGTGGGCCTACCCACGGCAACCCGCGCCCTGGCTCGCGATCTCGGCGTTTCGGGTCGAATGACCTATTTTGGTGCGCCCTAAGAGAGGGGGGACCCTGGGGGTATTCGGGGTATACGGGGCTGCGGACTCGCGCAACTCCGTTAGCGGACAGTTCACCAGCTTAGTGAACTGCGGTGAACAGGTGAACACCCCGTATTCATTGGGTGAACAGGACATTTCAGCATGACATTGATCAGCAAGTCGGACTTTGCAGCACGGCGCGGCTGGGCCAAATCCTACGTTTCCAAACTGGCAAAGCAGGACCGCCTGGTTCTCACGCCGGACGGTAAGGTGGATCTGGAAGCAACCGAAGCGCTGCTCGCCGACTCTGCCGATCCAAGCAAGGCCGCCGTCGCTGCTCGCCATGAAGAAGGGCGGATTGAGCGGGGTGTCTACAGCGAGCTTGCGCCGACCGCCGAAACACCTGCGGTGCAGCCCCCGAGCAAAGGCCCGGACTTTCAAAAGTCCAGAGCGCATCGTGAGTATTACCTTGGGCAGTTGGCAGAGGCTGAGTTTCACGAGGTGCAAGGCAACCTCGTTGCGCGAGAAGCGGTTTCAAAAGCTGCCTTCACCGCTGGCCGAACTGTGCGTGACTTGATGTTTGGCCTTTCCCCCCAACTGGCTCCCGAGCTGGCTGCCATGACCGACCCGTGGCAAATCGAAAAGCACCTTACGGGCGCTTTTCGCCGGGTCTTTGAGGACGCTGCCCGCATGACAACCGCTGACCTTGAACACGCCATGACCGAGAAATAGACCTATGCCCACTGGATACGCAGACGGTGCCGAGGTGTACCGCGAAGCGTATTGCCGTGGGCTTGAGCCCGACCCGGAACTCTGGGTCGATGAGTGGGCCGATGAGTACATGCGTATCCCGCGTGATACCGGTGCCGCAGAGCCCGGCCAATACCGAACGGCCCGCACACCCTATGCCCGCGAGCCCATGCGCTGCCTGTCACCGGCTCACCCTTGCAAGCGGGTCGTCACAATGGTGGCGTCGCAGCTGATGAAAACTCAGATCGCCTTGAACTGGATCGGCGCGCTGATTCACATGTCACCGTCGAACATCCTCACGCTGCTGCCCAGCCTGAGCCTGGCAAAGCGTGTCTCTGCGCGGATCAGCAAGACCATCACCGCGACTCCGGTCCTGCGTGAACGTGTGGCTTCGCCGCGCTCGCGGGACGCCCGTAACACGATGGACACCAAAGAGTTCGAAGGGGGAGCGCTGTTCGCCACCACTGCTGGCTCTGCGGCCAACCTTGCCGAGCTGTCGGCGCGGTTTGTCTACGGCGATGAAGTGGATCGCTGGGACGTGGATGTCGATGATGAGGGCGATCCGATAGAGCTGGCCGAAACGCGGGGCAGTACCTTCGGGCGCAATGCCAAGTTCTATTTCTCCAGCTCGCCGACCATCAAGGGTGCGTCACGGATCGCTGATCTTTTCGAGACGAGCGACCAACGCTATTACTACGTGCCATGCCCAACTTGTGGGCATATGCAGACGCTGGAGTGGGAACGTCTGCTGTACTCGCCGGACTTCAGCACCGTGCATTACCAGTGTGCCGGTCCGGACTGTGATGTGCTGATCGAGGAGCATCACAAAGGCGAGATGCTGGCCCAGGGCGAGTGGCGCTCACACGCTGAGGGCGACGGGGAGACCGTCGGCTTTCACCTCAACGCACTGTATGCCCCACTGGGTTGGACCAGTTGGGTCACGCTCGCCAAGCAATATGAGAAGGCCAAAAAGGCTCAGGACCGGGGCGACCTTGAACCGATGCAGGTGTTTTACAACACTCGTCTCGCCAAGGTCTGGGACAGCGCACAAGAGCAAACCAAAGCCGACGTCTTGCAAGCCCGAGCGCTGCTGGAAAACTACGTGTTGGGCACCATGCCCGCTGGCGTTCTGTCGCTCACAGCGTCTGTCGATGTGCAGGCCAACCGTCTGGAAATGATGGTGGTTGGCTGGGGCGAAGGCATGGAGCGCTGGATCGTTGATTTCCAAGTGATCATGGGCGATCCCGCCGATGATCGCACCTGGCTGGTGCTGGATGAAAAGCTCAAAGAGCGCTACCGCCACCCGTGCGGGGTTAGCCTGGCGATCCTGGCAACGGGCGTCGACTCAGGCGGACACCACACCCACGAGGTGTATCAGTTCTGCCGCGTCCGGCGCTGGCGTAACATCTTCGCGATCAAGGGTGCGAGCAAATCCGGTAAGCCGGTTATTGCTCAGCGACCTTCGCTCGTGGACGTGACGTGGAAAGGCCAGACCGAGCGCAACGGTGCAGAGCTGTGGATGGTCGGTACAGACACGGCAAAGGACTGGATCTACAACCGCTACCATTTGGAAAGCGGACCGGGCGCATTGCACTTCGCCAAGGATCTGCCCGAAGACTTCTTTGCGCAGTGTGTGGCTGAGCGCAAGGTCGCTCGTTACGTCAAGGGCTTCAAGCGTATCGAGTGGGTGAAGGGCAAGGCTGAGCGTAACGAAGCGCTGGACTTGCTTGTGTACAGCCTGGCAATGGCGCATTACCTGGGCCTGCATCGCTACGGTGAGCATGACTGGGGCAGGCTCAAGCACGCCTTGGCTCAAGCCGGTCTGTTCGACGAAACAGGTCACGCAAAAGCCCCTGTGGCAGAGCGTCTGAGTGTCGAGCAAAAACCTGAGCCGAGGCCGGAACCTCGACCCCAGCCTGTGGCTGCTGCCGTTCAGGCACCAGATCCTCCGACTCCGCAACCCCAGCAACCCACGCAACGCCGTGCTTCCACCAGCGGCTATTTGAAGAGACGTTGATATGGCTTACACCCAGAAGCACCTTGATGCCGTCGAGGCAGCGATAGGGCGTGGCGAAAAGATCGTGCGTTACGCAGATCGGACGGTCGAGTACCGCTCGATTGATGAGCTGATCCAGGCTCGCGATCTGATCCGCACCAGCCTGACCAACGCTGCCGGTCCACGCTCGCGGGTTGTCCGCCTATACCACGGAGGCAAAGGCCTGTGAGCACTCGTTACCCTACGCTGTCGCGCTCAGGTTTTCTGGTGCCGGAGCGCATCAAAGCCAGCTATGAGGGCGCTGCCGACGGTCGCCGATCTGCCACTTGGGACGCGCCTGATACAGGCGTCAACAGCCTGATCATGCCCGCGCTGCGCAACTTGAGATCCCGCTCCAGAGCCGCAGTGCGCAATGACCCTTACGCGGCCAACGCGATTGATCGCAGGGTCAGCAACCTGATCGGCACCGGCATCACCCCGCAACCGAGGATCGCGGACAAGGAATTGCGCCGTGTCTTTCAGGAGACGTGGGAAGACTGGGTAGACGAATCTGATGCCGATCAGTTGACCGACTTCTACGGCCAGCAAGCCTTGATCGCCCGGACGGTCGAGCAGTCGGGCGAATGCTTCGTCCGGTTACGGCCCAGGCGGATGGATGACGGCTTAGCGGTGCCCTTGCAGTTGCAATGCCTGGCACCTGAGTTCGTTCCGCATGACAAGTTTGAGGTGACCAGCACCGGCAACATCATCCGCGCCGGGATCGAATTCAACGGATTCGGCAAGCGGGTGGCCTACTGGTGTTATCGCTCACATCCCAGTGACATGACCTCTATCAACGCCGGTTACAACATGCTGGTGCGTATCCCGGCCAGCCAGATGCTGCACATCTTTGAGCCGGTGGAGCCCGGCCAGCTTCGCGGTGTTCCTCGGCTTGCACCAGTGCTCAAGAGACTGCGCAGCCTGGACAACTTCGACGATGCTGTCCTGTTTCGTCAGGAGGTAGCCAACCTGTTCGCGGGCTTCATCCGCAAGCCTTCTGCTGACGGTCCGCCCATGCTCGACCCGTTGACGGGCGCGCCGATCAAGGTCGGAGGCGACGGCTTCACCCCGATGGTCGCGCTGGAGCCAGGCACGATGCAGGAGCTGCTGCCGGGGGAGGAGGTCGAATTCTCGACACCGCCTGATGGCGGCAACAACTATCCCGACTTCATGCGGCAGCAGCTTATGGCGGCAGCCGCCGGTGCGGGGCTGCCCTATGAGTTGATGACCGGCGACATGCGCGGCGTCAACGACCGCACCATCCGGGTGGTGCTCAACGAGTTTCGTCGGCGTCTGGAGCAGCTGCAGTTCAGCGTTTATGTCCACCAGTTGTGCCGTCCTGTGCGCGCCGCGTGGATGGACATGGCGGTTCTGTCCGGAGCCCTTGAGCTGGAAGACTACGCCAAGCGGCGCCGCGAATACCTGCGCACGCGCTGGGTACCGCAAGGCTGGTCCTACATCCACCCGGTGCAGGACGTGCAATCGAGAACGATGGAAATCAACGCGGGGCTCGCCTCGCGCAGTGAGATGTGCCTGCGCACCGGCACCGATGCCGAGATCGTGGACGAAGAAAACGCCGCCGATGCGGCTCGTGCCCGTGGACTGGGCCTCAACTACAGCACCTTGTCGGCGTTCGATGAGGATCCCGACGAGAAGGAGAACCCATGAAGCCGCTGCTGCCGTTTCGCATTTTCAACAAGGTCCCCGCTGCCTTGGCGGTCGAGGACCAGAACTGGTACCGCATCAAGGCCGAAACCCAGGCCGAGCAGACCACCATCGAGATATACATCTACGGTGAGATCGGCGGTTGGGGCATCACGGCCAACCAGTTCATTCAGGACTTGAAGGCCATTGATGACGGTGTGTCGCCTATTGTTGCGGCGTTCAACACCATCGGTGGCGATCTGTTCGACGGGCTGGCGATTCACAATGCGCTGAACCGGCTGGGTGAGCGCTGCACGGCGCGGATCGATGCGTTGGCGGCCAGTGCCGGGAGTGTCGCCGCGTGTGGCGCACACCGGATGGTCATGGCGTCCAACGCCATGTTGATGATCCACAACCCGTGGACCTACACAGCCGGTGATGCCGAGGACCTGCGCAAGGTCGCCGATGTGCTGGACCAGACGCTGGAAGCCATCATTGCGGCATACAAGGCCAAATCGCCGGACATCGACGAGGTCGAGCTACGACGCATGGTCAACGCTGAAACTTGGCTCACTGCGCCGGAAGCGCTGGCGCTTGGGCTGGCTGACGAGATCGGGGCGGGAGTAGAGGTCAAAGCCTGCCTGGGGCAGGGTGCTGCCATCCAGCGGTTCCGCCAGACGCCAAAGGCTTTGCTGGATCAGCTCAACGCTGTTGAGCTCGAGCCAGAACCAGAACCAGAACCAACTGACCCGCCAACTGATCCTGAACCGGCTGATGCATCCGCCTTGGCCCTGATGATTACGAAAGCCTGCGGCGCGGCGGGCATCAACAACCTGATCGAGCCATTGATTGCGTCCACCAAGCTTGCCGACCAAGCAACGGTGCAGGCGGCGATCATCCAGGCCAAGGGGGTACGCGACCTGTGTGTGGCGGCTCGCCTGCCGGAGCTGACCGCCGAATTCGTCAGCGCAGGTTTGGACAAGCAGGCCGTTCAGGCGCGTCTTTTTGAGAAGCTGGTCAGCAGCGGCAAGGGCTTTGAAATCGATAATAGCCTGCCGCTGCAGGACGATCCACCGGCCAAGGTTCAGGCCAAGCAACCCGATCACCACGACATCTACGCGGCCCGCAGGGCGGCGCAGGGTGGCAAGAAACCGACCTCTACAGGAGCACGTCCATGACCATCAAAATGGAGCCTATCCATGCCGGTGAATTCCTTCTCTCCGAAGGTGCCGGAAACATCTCGCGAGAGTCGATCAACGTGGCAGCCAGTGAGGCCCTGAATGCGGGCCAACTGCTCGGATTGGTCACCGCATCGGGTGAGTTCGCCCCTTATGATCCGACCGCCGAAGACGGCAGCGAGATCGCCACGGCGATCCTTTTCGCACCGCTTCCTGAGTCCGACATAGTTCGTCGCGGTCGCGCCGTCGTGCGGCTGGCCGAGGTTGCTGAAACGCTGCTGACCGGTCTGGATCTGGACGCTGAGAAGGCGCTGGCCAAGCAGTTCATCATCCTTCGCTGATCGATCTATCGGCCACAAGCCCCGATTCATTTTCGTTTATCCGACCCCGCCATTTGCGGGGTTTCGTTTTTCTGGAGAATACCCCCATGGCCGATATCGCCATTTTCGACGACGAAGCATTCAGCGTCGCTACGCTTACCGCTGCCATCAACGAGCAACCTTACCTGCCGGGGCGCATCAGCGGTCTCGGCCTGTTTCAGGAAGAGGGCATCGCGACCCTGACTGTGCAGATCGAAAAGGACGGCGACACCCTGGCGCTGGTCCCGGCCGGTGAGCGTGGTAGCTCTGGTCTTGTCGTCTCCAGCACCAAGCGTCACATGATTCCGTTCAACACCGTCCACCTGCCTGAGCGCTTCACGATCCGGGCGGATGAGATTCAAGGCATTCGCGCATTCGGTTCCCGCACTGAACTGCAGGCTGTTCAGGACGTGATCAACACCCGGCTGGCCCGTGCCCGCCGCCAGCTCGACGCCACCCACGAGTTTCAGCGCATGGGTGCGCTCAATGGCCAGGTGCTGGATGCTGACGGCAAAACCGTGCTTTTGGACATATACGCAGCCTTTGGCGTGAAGCGTCAGAGCCTGTCTATGGGGCTGAACGACGCAGGTACCGAGTTGCGCGTCAAAGCGGGCGAAGCGCTGGACATGCAAGAGGACGCACTCGGCAGCGTAACCAGCACCGGCTCGCGAGCGTTCTGCGGCAAGAACTTCTGGAACAAGCTGATCGTTCACAAGTCGGTCAAAGAGACCTACCTCAACTCAGCGCAGGCGTCGGAGCTGCGTGGTGATGCCCGCGAAAGTTTCGAGTTCGGTGGAATCGTTTGGGAGCGCTACCGTGGCAAGGTCGCCGGTATCGCCTTCGTGAATGACGACGAGGCGCTGCTGGTGCCCGAGGGTGTGCCGGACCTGTACATTTCGGCCTTCGCTCCGGCCGATTACATGGAGACCGTCAACACGCAGGGCATCCCGTACTACAGCAAGCTGGAGACGCTGCCGTTCGGCAAAGGCGTAGCTGGTGAAGCCCAGTCCAACCCGCTGCACCTGTGCACCCGACCTCGGGCGCAGATCCGCCTGACGCTGTAGCCATGGCGTTTCGAGAGCTGATCGAAACCCTTGATGACGCCGTGTTCGATCTGCTAAGCGACACGGCATTTATTGAGGGGCGCGAGGTGTCGGGCATGTTCTCGGCACCCTGGCTGCAACCCAAGTTGGGTCGCATCAATACGGGACTGCGCGAGCCACACCTGGTCATTCGTGTCGCAGATTCTGATGGCGTACATGAGAGACAGCAGGTGCGGGTGGATCTGCCCAAACCAGACGGCGGTGGGCTGTACACCTTGGTGCGTATGGAGCCCGGTGGCGATGGTCTGATCACGCTGGTCTTGAGGATTAACCCATGAGTGTCGGCAGCTTCTACAAGCAATCTGCCCGTGACGGCATGATTACCCTGCAGCCAGCGACGGCCGATTTGCAGGCCTTCAAGAACTTCTCAGCAGCGGTGCCAAAGGCTGCTGCGGCCGCGCAACGGCGTGCAATTAACAAAACGCTCAGGTGGTTGCGCACGCATATCGCCAGGGCTGTCGGCCGACAAGAGCGGATCGCTGTGACCGCAGTGCGTCAGCGTCTGCGTGCATACCCGGTCACTGCTGGCGCGATGCGCGGAAAACTCTGGCTGGGTTTAGACGCGATGTCGGCCAGCCGAATTGGACGTGCTCGGCAGAGCCGTACCGGTGTATCGGTCGCGGGTCGCCGGTATCAAGGTGCTTTTTTGAAGACGGTGTATGGCGGTAGTCCCGACATATGGATCCGCACGGCGAGCAAGCATTTTGATGCAAGCGATTATGAGCAAACTCGTCAGGGGAAACGGCGTTCGGGTTTCATTGAAGAGAATGGCAGTCGCTTCCCACTCGCCAAGGCCAAGGTCTCGCTCGAAGGGGCGCGGCCGCATTTTGATGAGTGGGTCAAACGTGCCGACGCGCGTTTGATTGAGATCCTCAAGCAGGAATTCAATTTCGAACTGCAGAAGTATCTGAGAGGAACAGCCCGTGTCTGATGAAGCTTTCAGCCTTGATCAGCTCTATGCAGCGATTGAGCACCATATACGCGACGCAATTGGCGGGCTGGAGTATGTCGGTACCATGCCCGACATGCTGCAACAAATTGCCGTGCCAGCAGTGCTGTTGGAAGTATCGGAGTTTGAGCCCGGTATTGATCAAGGCACCGGCGAGTCCGCATTCATCGCACGGCTCGAAGCACGTGTCATTGTCGGTTCAGAGCGTGAGGAGTGCCAGAAGCAAGCGGCTTTTGCCGCGACCCAACTGGCGGTGTTGTTGCGTGGACAGACGTGGGGCCTACCTGTCAACGAAGCTGAGTTTGTCCGGGCCGCTCAGGACTGGTCCCGGCCGGAACTGGATGGGTACGCGGTCTGGCTGATCGAGTGGACGCAGGGGATCTATCTGGGCGACGAGGAGTGGCCGTGGCCCGATCAGCCGCCTGGCAGCTTGGTCTGGGGTTTCAGCCCTGACATCGGGCCAGGCAATGAAGAGTTCTACCGATCTGCGGAGGAGCTGAATGAGCTACGCGAGCGCAGCGCATGACCGAATGATTGCGGGTCTGATCATGAACGTCTATGTGGTGGCGGTTGATCTGACATCCTCCCCGCCGATGTGCCGTGTTTCAGATGGCGATTGGGTCAGCGCGTGGATTCGTTGGCATAGCCTGGCTGCCGGAAAAGCCAGGCACTGGCGCGCACCAACGCTTGGCGAGCAGGGAGCGGTACTGAGTCCAAGCGGCGATCCTGCACAAGGCACATTTATTCCCGGACTCTATGGCAATGCAGGCGCGCCGCCCGATAACCGAGACCACGTCGAAGTCTGGCGTTTCGACGATGGCGGTTCATTGGTTTACGACTGGCAGGCCAAGAGCTACACCGTTAGCCTGCCGACGGGCACCGTCACCGTTAAGGTGGGCGCTTCGACGGTCGTCGTGAAGGATGATTCCGCGACCGTTCAATCGCCCTCGATCAACCTCACGGGCAACGTGAAAATCGACGGGGCGCTGCTGGTCACCGGCAACGTAACAGGTATGGGGACGATCCTCGACACCCTGGGCAACAGCAATCACCACAAGCATTGATCCCATCGTTTGACCATCCCCGCGCTATGCGGGTTTTTTGCGTCTGGAGAAAAGCATGAGCAAAACCAAAACGGAGCCCGCGTCCACGGATCTCGTTATCACCGTCGCTCCACGTGCGTCGTTGCCTGCACCGGAACCTGCACAGATCGGCTTCCGGGACACGGTATTCACTTCCCGAACGTTGGTGCTGCCCAATGGCAGCCTGGTCGACGTAGCACAGGGCGTTGCCTCGGTGGATTCCTGCGATGCCGACGCGCTGGCCTACCTGAAAGCGCATGAAGAGTTTGAGCCACTGGAGTAATCACAATGATCGGAATGGACCGCGAGACGGGCTTGCCCTTGTCGGGCCTCGATCACCTGCGCCAGTCCGTTGCGGACATTCTGACAACGCCAGAAGGGAGTCGCAGAATCCGGCCCGAGTACGGCAGCAAGCTGGCCCGGTTCGTTGATTTGCCGGTGACAGCCGGTTGGCGCAGCGCGGTGCAAGCCGAGGTCAGCCGCGCCATCGGGCGTTGGGAGCCACGGGTAAAGCTCGAATCCGTGAGGGCTATATCGGTGATCGACGGGCAGGTCACGTTCGCTTTGAAAGGCACATATCAGGGCGATAGCTTCACGTTGGAGGTTACAGCATGAGTGCGGTGGATCTGTCGGCGCTGCCTGCGCCGCAAGTGCTGGAACCGTTGGACGTTGAAACCACCTATGAGAAAGCACTGGGCATTTTCCGGGACTGGATGGGTAACAACTGGAATGCTGCGCTTGAGAGCGATCCCGTCACGAAACTGATTGAACTGGGTGCTTACAACAGGATCGGCAATCGCGCCCGTGTCAACGATGGGTGCAAGGCGTTGCTGCTGGCTTACGCCCGTAAATCTGACCTGGATCAGCTGGCCTTCAACGTCAACCTCAAACGCCTGGTGATTCAGGCAGAAGACCTGACGACCTTTCCCCCAACGCCTGAGGTGAAGGAAGAGGACGACGCTCTGCGCGAGCGTATCCAACTGGTATACGAGGGGCTGACCACGGCGGGGCCGCGCAACAGTTACATCCTGCATGCCCGGAACTCGTCCGGCTTGGTTGCTGATGCCACAGCCGAAAGCCCGTCGCCCTCTACCGTGGTCGTCACGGTGCTGGCTTTGAGTGAAACCGGCATTGCACCTCAGTCATTGCTTGATGAGGTGCGCGACTACCTGAGCGACGAGGACATTCGTCCGCTGGGTGATCGGTTGATAGTGCAGAGCGCTCAAATCCTGCCTTACACCATCAACGCGGTGGTGCATATGGTCGGTACTGGCTCGGAGAACGAGACCATTCTGGCTCAGTGCGAAGCGCGCTTGAAGGCCTGGGTCAATCCTCGGCGGCGCTTGGGGGTTGAGGTGGCTCGCTCGGCTATCGACGCCCAGCTGCACATTGCAGGCGTGCGTCGCGTGGACCTGGGCGACTGGGTGGACATTCTTCCCAGCAAGTCACAAGCCGCCTATTGCAAGGGCTTCACGCTGACCAAGGGTGACTGACATGAAGAGTCTATTGCCCAACAGCAGCACGCAGCTTGAGCGTGCCATTGAGGCTGCGATAGTCGATACCACGCCCGTGCCCCTGCGCACACTTTACAACCCGGACACCTGTCCGGTGGAACTGCTGCCGCACCTGGCTTCGTCATGGTCCGTCGACCGTTGGGATGAGAAGTGGTCGGAGCCGGTCAAGCGTAATGCCGTCAAGGCCTCGTTCTATGTCCATGCACACAAGGGCACCATCGGCGCGCTGCGTCGGGTGGTCGAGCCTTTGGGCTATCTGATCGACATCGTGGAGTGGTGGCAGCTCAACCCGCTGGGCGAGCCCGGCACGTTCCAGCTGAAAGTAGGCGTGCTGGACACCGGAATCACGGAACAGATGTACGAAGAGCTGACGGCGCTGATCGATGACGCCAAGCCTGTTTCCCGCCACTTGATCGGCCTTGCCATCAGTCTGGAAACCACCGGCAGCACCTACCTGAGCGCCTCTGTGCAAGAAGGCGACATCATTGACGTTTACCCACCGCAACAGCGAGACATTGTCGTCTCGGGTGTGATCGGTCGTGGCGGACGTGAAGAAACTATCGACATCCTGGATGTGTATTCATGATCGACCAAAATTCGCAGTTTTACGCCATCCTGACCAATATCGGCGTCGCCAAACAGGCCAATGCCGATGCCCTGGGCATTGCCTGGAAGATTACCCAGATGGGAGTGGGGGATGCCAACGGCGCAGACCCGCAACCTGACGCCAAGCAAAAAGCGCTGATCAACGAATGGCGTCGAGCGCCCCTGAATCAGCTTATGCAGGATCCGGCAAACCCGGCGATCATCGTCGCTGAGCAGGTCATTCCTGCCGAGGTCGGTGGAAAGTGGATTCGTGAAATCGGCCTGTACGATGCCGACGGTGATCTGGTGGCCATTGCCAACTGCGCGCCGTCGTTCAAGCCATTGCTGGCTCAAGGCTCTGGCCGCACGCAGGTTGTGCGGATGAACCTGATTGTCAGCAACTCGGCCAGTGTCGAACTTAAAGTTGACCCCAGCGTGGTGCTGGCAACACGCGAGTTTGTGACCAGCGAGCTGGCGCGGCAGGACTTCAAGCATTCCGTACTGGTGGCCACCACGGCCAACATCGCACTGAGTGGCCTGCAGAGCATCGACGGAGTGGCAGTGCCGTCCGGCAAGCGCGTGCTGGTGGTCAAGCAGGCTGCCGCCCGTGAAAACGGTATTTGGATAACGGCGGCGGGCGCTTGGGTTCGGGCTGCTGATGCGGACACGGATCCGCGTGTTACACCTGGTCTGCTGGTTCACGTCGAGCAAGGCACCGTCAATGGTGACAGCGGCTGGCAGTTGATCACAGACGGTACTATCTCGGTGGGTGTCACCCCGCTGGCATTTGAGATGGCCTGGGGCCGCACGGGCGTGGAGGCGGGTACGTATCGCAGTGTGACCGTCGACAAGTACGGGCGTATCGTCGCAGCCACCAATCCCACCACCGTGGCTGGGTATGGTCTGACGGACGTTTACACGGTCGCACAGGTCGATACGGCGCTGGCCAAGAAGGCGAACGTCGATTCGCCGGTGCTGACAGGGACGCCGAAAGCACCCACTCCAGCCGCGTCGACCAACAACGAGCAGCTGGCTACAACCGCGTTTGTCGTGGCGAAAATCGCCGCTCTGGTGGGCGGTGCGCCTGGCGCAATGGATGCGCTGAACGAATTGGCGGCGGCGATGGGGAACGACCCCAATTTTGCCGCGACCATCACCAACGCTTTGGCGCTCAAGGCCCCCTTGGCGTCTCCGGTGTTGACTGGCGACCCCAAGGCCCCTACCGCATCGGCGGGTGATAACGACACGTCGATTGCGACCACCGGGTTCGTGCGTTTGGCTATGGGGCTTTTCGGGATCGGCACTGATACGACGACGTTAGTCGGGGATGCAAACAGTGTTGCGCTATCCGGTATGTACCGGCTCAATGCGGACGCGACTGCCATCCCGATTGCGGCCAACTCGACGCTGTTGCAGCTGCGCTACAACGACGGCGGGGCAGCACAACTGCTCGCAGCCCTGAGCGGAACGGGTGGCCTTGCCCGGCTGTTTTGGCGTACACAAGCGGCAGGTGGGTGGACGGTCTGGCGTGAAGTCGGCGGGCTCGACAGCCCTGTATTCACTGGCAAGCCGCAAGTACCAACGCCAGAGACCAACAGTGCGGGCAACCAGGCAGTCAATCAGAACTTTGTGCGCGAGTGGGGTCGTAAATTCATCGGCTCCGGCATTGCCGTTACCACTGCGACTTACAAAATAGATCCCGCATCGTTTGGCAATTGGTTCAACGTCGTCGTGCCGAATGCTGTCGTTACTCTGCCTGAGGCAGGTCTGGTCGCTGCGGGAAAGACACTTGTCGTTCGAAACAACGCAGGCTTGGCTTCAATCAGCCTTGTGTCGAGTGAAAGCATCTCAGCTGGGGTATCGGGCAAGACATTCATCCTCAACCCTTACGAGATTGTCGAGCTGGCGGCTAATGGCGACTCTTACTGGGTGGTTGATCGCGGCTTGATGACGGCGGCGGCAGGCTTGGATAGTCCGGTCTTTGTCGGTGATCCACGCGCACCGACAGCGGCTATCGGTGATAGCGATACCAGTATTGCGACGACCGAATTTGTCCAGTTGACGGCGGCGGCGTCCGGCGTAGGCACTAATATTGGGGTCTATTCGACCGATCTGAATACGGCCACGTCGGGAGGGTTTTACCGTACTAACAGCGCGACGCTGAACACCCCTGTGCAAAACAATCTGTCAGTGCTGACATCCCCTTACAACAACGGCGGTTGCATGCAGATTGCCACACTGTTGTCGGTTGCGCTTGGCAGGCTCTACCTTCGAACACAGGCAGGTGGGACATGGTCGCCCTGGCGCGAGATTGCCGCAGTGGATTCGCCCGCATTCACCGGCAAACCCACCGCGCCGACTCCCGCATTGGGTACCCAAACTGACCAGGTGGCGACGACCGACTTTGTGGCGCGGCTGATCGGGGAGCGCGATGTGGGGACAGTGTTTTACACCGCCGGTTCATCGGCCCCACGCGGGGCCTTGAAGGCGAACGGGGCTGCCGTCTCGCGAACTACCTACGCGGCGCTGTTTGCGGTCATCGGTACTGATTACGGTGCCGGTGATGGCTCGTCTACGTTCAATCTGCCGGATCAGCGCGGCGAGTTTATCCGGGGCTGGGATGATGGCCGTGGGGTCGACGCTTCCCGCGTTCGCGGCAGCGCACAAGGCGGCCAGATATCGTCACACAGTCACAACGGTACGGCACTCACTGCAGGCGTTCACAGCCATACGGTGTCCTACAGGCGTGACCGTGCTCCGGCTGGCGACGGAAACGCGGTGTGCGGGGACGAGGCTTATTACGATGGCGAGATGCTCGCCGCCACCACTGCGGAGGGCGCACACGTTCACACGCTTTCGATCACCGCTACGGGCGGAAACGAGGTCCGGCCTCGAAACATCGCGCACCTGGCCTGCATCTACTACTGAGGAAAACCATGTCTGAAAACACTGACACCGCTGGCGATGCCATTGCGGTCGGTAGCTGGTGGGCGCTACCTGATGCTGAGCCTGCGCCGTTGGCGTGCTCCTATGACCCACTGACTCGCGAGTTCATCGGCGCGGCAGCGGTCGACCCAAGCCCGCTGGAGCCAGGCGTGTGGTTGATTCCCGCCCTGGCGGTACTCATCGAGCGACCTGCACGCATCAAAGGCTTTGCCCCGATCCTGAGTCAGGACGGTACTGCATGGGAGCAAGTCGAGGATCTGCGCGGGCAGGAAGCCTATGAAAAGGCGACGGCGCAGCCGGTGACGGTGACGGAGCTGGGGCCGCTCGATGAAGCTCATACCTTCAAGGTGCCCACCACGCCCATCGATACGTGGCAGGACGGCGGCTGGGCCCCTGATCCCGAAGCGTTGAGACAACGCAACGCAACGCGCAAGGCTCTGCTGTCGCGCTATGCCGCGCAACAGGTCGGGACGCTGCAAAACGCCGAGACGATGGGCATGGCCACTGAAGCCGAGCTGCAGGCCCTCGAAAGCTGGAAGCGCTATGCCGTCATGCTCAATCGCGTAGACCCTGCTGCGGATGCGGAATGGCCCATTGCGCCGGACGCAGCCGGTGCCATCGCGTGGCTCCAGTCGCAGAGTTTTGACACCTCGTACTAACCCGTTCACCACCCTTGCAGACCCCGCCGAGTGCGGGGTTTGTGCTTTCTGGAGTTTGCTTTATGAGCTTTTTTCACGGCATCACCATGACGACCGTTGACACCGGGGCGCGCACCATCGCGCTGCCGTCGTCCTCGATCATCGGACTGTGCGACGTTTTCACCCCGAGTACCGTGCCTGAGGTCGCCCAGTTGGCAGCAGTCAACGAGCTGAAACTGATCACCAGTGAGCGCGAAGCTATTGCAGCCTGGGGCGCAGATGCGCCGATCACCAAGGCGTGTCAGGCAATCTTTACGCGTGCGAAGGCCGTTATCGTGGGGTGTGGCGTTGCTGCGGGTTCGACCGCTGCTGAGCTGACCTCCGCCGTCATTGGCGGTGTGCTCGCGTCCGGCAAGCGTACAGGTCTGCAGTCGCTGATCGACGGCAAGAGCCTGTTCAATGCACAGCCGCGACTGCTGATCGCGCCCAAGCATTCGGCCACGCTCGCCGTGGCCACCGCGATGGATGGTTTGGCTGCCAAGTTGCGCGCCATCGCCCTTGTTGACGGGCCAGGTACAACCGATGAGGCGGCGATGGCCTACGCGAAGAACTTCGGCAGCAAGCGCATTTTCATGTGTGATCCGGGCGTCCAGTATTGGGACACCACGGCCAGCAAGACCATTGATGCGCCTGCATCGGCATGGGTCGCGGGCCTCTTTGCCTGGACTGACACGGAGTACGGTTTCTGGGCATCACCGTCGAATAAGGAGTTTGTCGGCATTACCGGCACCACCCGGCCCATCGAGTACCTGGCCGGTGACGAGACGTGCAGGGCCAACCTGCTCAACAACGCCAATATCGCGACGATCATCCGTGACGACGGCTATCGCTTGTGGGGCAACCGCACGCTGTCCAGTGATGCGAAGTGGGCATTCGTGACTCGGGTCCGCACGCTCGACATCGTCATGGATGCGATTCAGGCAGGGCACAAGTGGGCGGTCGACCGCTCGATTACCAAAACCTACGTCAAGGACGTGACCGACGGCCTGCAAGCCTTCATGCGCGACCTGAAAAACCAAGGGGCGATCATCAATTTCGAGGTCTACGCGGACACCGAGTTGAACACAGCCAGCCAGCTGGAGCAGGGCAAGGTGTACTGGAACATCCGTTTCACCGATGTGCCGCCTGCCGAAAACCCGAATTTCCGCGTTGAAGTCACCAATCAGTGGCTGACCGAAGTCCTCGAAGCCGCTTAAGGAGCGCTCTACATGATTCCGCAAACCCTCTCCAACACGAACCTGTTCGTCGACGGTATCAACTTCAGCGGTGACGTACCGGGGCTGACGCTTCCCAAGATGACCCTCAAGACCGAGGAGTACCGCGGCGGCGGCATGGCCGGTCCGGTCGAGGTCGACATGGGCCTGGAAAAGATGGAAGCCAGCTTCACGACCAATGGCGTGCGCCGCGAGTCGCTGAAATTTTTCGGCCTGTCTGATCAGACCGCCTTCAACGGCACATTCAGAGGCTCTTTCAAGGGCCTGAAAGGCGTTGTCACACCGGTGGTGGCCACCTTGCGCGGCATGCTGAAAGAAGTCGATCCGGGCGAGTGGAAGCCCGCCACGGTGGCGGAGATAAAGCACAGCCTCGCCGTCTCCTACTACAAGCTGGAAGTCGACGGTCGTGTTGTTTACGAGATCGACATGGTGAACATGGTGCGCGTGATCGACGGCGTGGACCAGCTCGCAGCTGAACGCGCCGCCCTTGGCCTTTAAGGAACGAACATGACGCAAGTAACTGGCAACAACGAACCCACTCCGCTGCCGTCGTGGATCGTCCTGACGGATTCAGGCGCAATCATCACGCTGAAGTACCCGGTGGAAATCAACACCGTGAAAGTCGACAAGGTAACAATGCGCGCACCTTGCGTCAGGGATACCCGCGCTGCAGCGGCTGCAGCCAACGGCAGCCCCGAGGCCCACGAACTCCACTTGTTCTGCAGCCTGATCGAGGCAGGCAGGGATGATCTGGACCGGATGAAACAGCGCGATTATCGCCGCCTGCAGGAAGGCTATTTTCGCCTGGTCGAAGAGGATGAATTGTAATCCCGAGACCATGAGACAGGCCGCGCGCAAGTTGGCAGCGGAGACGGGCTTTTCCGCTGCTGAGATCGAGGCGATGCCTTTCAATCGAATGTTGTGGTGGATCATGGATTGATCCCCCTTTGAACGCCTCGGGTGGTCTATGAGTGATAGTTTGAAGCTGGGCCTTGTCATCGGCGGCGCGGTCAGTGCAACCGTAGGCAAGGCCTTCAAGGACGTTGAAAGCCGTATCAAGGCGCTGGACGACAAAGGTGCCAAGGCTCGCGTCCTGCAGAGCACGATTGGCGAAACGATCAAGTTGCGCGAGGAGTGGCGTAAAGCCCATGCAACGGGCCAGGCCGGTGCGACCGCGTTACTGTCACGTTTGAATTCAAACCTCGACAGCCTCAAAGCGCAGGGCGTCGAGGTCGGACGGCTGAGCAAAGCCTACAAGGAAATGGGGCGCACGGCCCGTTCTGCAGAGTTGCAGGCCAAAGGCCGACGGCAGATAAGCGAGGGACGGGAGACGGTCAAAAGCTCGGTAGGGCAAGCCGTAGTAGCGGCCGGGGCCTTGGCGATCCCGACCAAAGTCAGCGCGGACTTCGGGGCGATTGTTCGCGACATTGCGATCAAGGCAGGCATTGCTAACAAACCGCAAGAAGCGGAGATGTCACGAACCATCATCACGACCGCCCGTGATACCGGCATGGAGCGCAATCAGGTCGCCGATGTAGTCAATCAGCTGGTCGGTGCCGGTATGGAACTGAGCAAGGCGCTCGAGTACGCGCCGGTTGCCGCCAAATTCGTGGTCGGTCAGGGTTCCGAAGGGACCGACACAGCGAAGATGATCAACGCCCTGGGGCAAAACGCCAAGATCACCGACGCCAAGGAAATGCAGCAGGCTCTGGAGGCCATCGCCTACCAAGGGCAGGCGGGCAGTTTCGAAGCCTCCGACATGGCAAAGTGGTTTCCCGAGCTGCTGGCCAACATGGGCAGTATCGGTATCACCGGCATGGACGCGGTGACGCAGCTCGGTGCAATGCTGCAGGTCCAGATGAAGACGGCGGGCAGCTCTGACGAGGCGGCCAACAACCTGAAAAACTGGATGGGCAAAATCGGTGCTTCGGATACGGTCGATGCCTACAAAAAGGCCGGTATCGATTACGAAGGCTCGATGCAAACCGGCCTGCAGAAAGGTATGTCCACGCTGGAATCCAGCATGGCGTTGGCCCAGCAGTACATTCAGAAGACGGACCCGAAAAAGGCCGAAGCGATGGCGGCCGCCACGGCCAAAATCAGCAAGGAAACAGATCCGGCCAAGGCCAAGGCGATGATGGAATCGCTGTCGCAGGCTTTGAAAACCGGGGACATTTTTGCGGACATGCAGGTCAAGGCGGCGCTCACCGCGTACCTGCAGAACAAGCAGCTGTACAACGATCTGAAATCGCAGTCCCGCAACGCGTCGGGCATTCTCGACAAGAACCTGGCCGAGCGCCGGGAAGGCTCGTCGCAGAAGTGGGCCGAGCTGTCGCAGGCGGCCAACGATGCCATGCGCAGTGTGGGCGATGCGATCCGCCCGGCAACCGATGCCGTGGCGCAAGGTTTGACGACCGTTGCCCAAGGCATCACAACCGTCAGTGACAAGATGCCGAACCTGGCTATGGGACTGACGGGGGCTATCGGGGCTCTGCTGGTTGCAAAGTCAGCCTTTGGTGCATTCAAAATCGGCAAGGGCCTTATGAACCTTGCCAGAGGGTCGGTCGGCGGCGGAGCTGGGAAGGTCCAGCAGGTTTTTGTGACCAACGCAAAAGCTGCAGGTGTTGGCAGTACCGCAGGGGGCGCGCCTGGTGCTGCAGCCTCTAGGCGCAAAGCGCGTGTCGCTGCGCTGCTGGGCGTTGGCCTAACAGTGGCGTCCAAAGCAGGTGAGAAGCTGGTCGACAAGGACAAGCCGGATGACGCCAAAGGTGATGACGCCAAGAACGACGAGGCCAAAGGCGGTGATGCAGACGGTGAGGCCAAAAGGCCTAAAGGGCTGCTGGGGGTTGGGTTCACTGCGCTGGAAGCGTACCGCGAAACGCTGGAGGCCGGTGGCGACTCTGGTGGCGACTCCAATGCTTCTGGCGACGGGGACGGACTGCAGCGCGTGTTCGTGGTCAACGCCTCGGAGATAGGAGCGGGATCGGGTTTGCCGGGCCAGCGCGATACACCCCGTAGAGGACGGCGATCAGCCCGTGCACGTCGTCGTGCAGGCGCTGTGTCTCGTCCCCCCGTCGTTTCACCGCGCCCATCTGCTGAACCACGTATCAGGCCTGTTCCGCCGCGTCCGGTCGGTGAGCCGCGCATTCGCCCGGTACCACCAGGCCCGGCCGGTGAATCTCGTATTCGCCCGGTGCCACCGCGTCCGACCGATGCTCCTCGTATTCGTCCGGCCCCACGTCTGCCCATCCCTGTGCCGCCGCTTCCTGCGGCCGCTGAGCGAAGCATTATGCCTTTGCTGGGCAAGATGGCAGGCAAGGCTAAGGTTTTGCCCGGTGAAGCGGTGATCAGCGCGGGCCTGAAAGCCGTCGAGCTGTACCAGTCAGATGACCCCATAGAGAAGAAAATGGAAGGGGCGACTGAGATTGCCGGTACGGCGCTGGGCGGCTGGGGTGGTGCTGCGGCCGGTGCGGCGATTGGCACGATGATTTTGCCGGTCGTGGGCACGGCGATAGGCGCGGCCATTGGCGGTGCCCTGGGGTCTTGGGGCGGCGGTGAGGTCGGCGGCTTGTTGGGCAAAGAGCTGTTTGGCACGCCGGAGAAAGAGAATAAGCCGGTGTCGCTGCTTGCTGCGCCTTCGGTTCCGGTCGCGCTGCCCGGCCCGGTAGTGCCCACGCTGGGTGCGACGGCCAAGGCTTTCGATCAAGACCGGGTGCCGCTTATTGCTCGGGGGCCAGCTCCAGCGTTGGCTCCTACCGGGCCGCTGATGGGGGATGTAGGGCGGGCCATGACGGAAAAGCCTGCAGCGAGTCCTGCCGCGCCGATTGTCATCAAGCCCGAGGCACCTAAGATGCCGACACCCAAGTACGAACAGCAGGTTTCGATAAATGCGCCAATAACACTGACCGTTCAAGGTGATGTGAAAGATCCGCAGCAGTTGATGCGAGATCTGGAGCCGATGATTCAGCGGGCTATGCGCGACTCGGCGCAGCAGTCGCAACGGTCGAATCTGTTTGATGCTCCGCACGTCGAGTAGGGGGATACATGGCTTACATGGAACAACTGCAGTTGGGTATGAAGTACCTGGTGGCTGCAGGCGAGTCAGGTCGTCGCGATCTGGACGGCATGCTCTCGCCGGTCAATGGCGCGATCAGCGAAATCAGCGGTGCGACTGCCGAGCTTGAGGGCCTGCCCATCGTGGGGCCCGCAATCGGTGCCAAGCTTCAACGCGTGATGCGGGGTGTCAACGCGGCCCAGGCGAAGGTCGGGGCTGTCGTATCGACGTACAGTCGTGCCTCAAGGGCGGTAACTCAGATTGACGAGCGCTTGGGAGTGCTCAAAGAGCAGGCTGCAAAAGCCGGGACCGCCATCAACAAGGTGGCTGGCAGTATCAGTCCCGCGCTGGCCAACGTGGTGCCCAGTTCGTCATTTGCCGCGCAGAAAACCCCGGCTGTCGAAGCGGTCAAACCGTTTGAGCATCTGCTGATCTTGCAGCCGCTAAGCGCGAAAGCCGAGCCGTACTACTTCAATCTTGACACCGCTGCGTTCGACGAGCTGAGCCGTTCCAGTGAGTTCCGCTGGGCGTCGCAAGAGCGTCTCACGCGTCGGCCGGCACAGCAGAACATTGGTATGGGTGATGAGTCACTTACGCTCAAGGGGGCGGTATTCCCCAACGTCAAAGGCGGGATCAAACAGCTCGATACTTTGCGTGGCATCGCGGGTCTGGGCGTGCCTCTGGCCCTAACCACAGGGTATGGGGCAGTGTTGGGTAACTGGTGCTTGAAGAAAATTCAGGAAGATCAGAGCGCTCTGATGCAAGGGGGTATCCCTCGCAAGCAGGCGTTCACGCTGGAGTTCACACGCTATGGCGACGATATGCAGAACGTCTGATGGGGATATCCTCGATACCCTCTGTTTCAATCATTACGGCCATTTGAACGGCTCTGTGGAGGCCGTGCTTGATGCCAATCAGGGCCTGGCCGATGAGGCTCAACCCTTTCGTGTGGGGCTGATTATCACTCTGCCGGACCTTCCCGCATCCTCTGATGAAACCGTGATGCTCTGGGGCTGACCTAGGCGTTACGCGTAACGAACCTTTCCTTTTGCCCAGCCCCGTCTATTGCGGGGCTTTCTTTTGGTGCCTCCGCATGAAACCCACTTTCCGGATCGTTGCCGACGGCACCGACATTACGGCGCTCATCAACGACCGATTGATCCAGCTGCGTACCACTGACAAGCCCGACATGGATTCAGATGAATTCGAGCTGCGCATTGATGATCGCGACGGTGCAGTGGCGTTGCCATCGAGGGGAGCCGATGTTGAGGTTTATCTGGGTTATGACGGCCAGAAGCTCACAAAGATCGGCCTATACACCATTGATGAGATCGAGGTGTCTGGTCCTCCCGACACGATGGTCATCAAAGGCAAGGCCAGCAGCATGCGTGGAAGTGGTAAGACCACGCGCAGCGGTAGCTGGGAGGATGTGCCGTTGTCGAAGATTGTCAGCGACATTGCTGCACGCAATGGCTGGGCTCCAGCCTGCAACGTAGCGACAAAGGTCCCACGGGCTGATCAGCTCAACGAGTCGGATTACCACTTCATCACACGGCTGGCAAAAAAGTACGACTGCACGGCCAAGGTTGCCAACGGCAAGTTGCTCGTCATGCCCAGGCAAGAGGGTGTCAGCGCGTCCGGGAAAGCGTTTGGCGTTCTGGCCATCATGCGTCAAGACGTCAGCCGATGGCAGTTCAGACTGGGTGATCGTTCGACACACAAAGCCGTGTCGACGAAGCATCAGGACAAGAAGACCGGGAAGCTCCAGATCGTGACCCTCAATAACGACACGGCCCCGGACGGTCTCCCGCCTGTTCATACCGACCGGCATATCTACCCCAACAAAACCGCAGCGGAGCAGGCCGCGAAAGCGCGTCTTGCTGCTTTCAATCGCAGCACTGCAGGCATCCGTCTTGAAATGGTCGGTCGTACTGACCTTTTCGCGGAGCGCATGATCAGCGTGCAGGGGTTCAAGGAGGGGCTTGATGGCGAGTACCTGACCGATTCGGTCGAACAGGTATTTACCCAAGCTGGCTGGTCCACCACGGCCGAGTGCAATGGTGGCAACAAGGGCAAGGCAAAAGCCAAAGGCAAAAAGAAAGAGAAAAAACCAGTCAAGGTCGTGCAGCTCTGACCATCACCTCAATCACAAATCACCTCTACTCAGGAGATGTCTGAATGTCGATTACTGTGCAGCAGTTGCTGCAGATCCTCCCCAACGCCAGCTCACGAGCTGGCGTTTTTGTTCCTGTCTTAAACGTTGCGATGAGCAAATACGGCATCGTTACGAAGCTGCGTATCGCGGCCTTCCTGGCGCAGGTGGGCCATGAGTCTGGCCAGCTTCGTTACGTGCGGGAATTAGGCAGTGATGCCTACCTCGAAAAATACGATACCGGGCGGCTCGCCGAACGCCTGGGCAACACGCCAGAGGACGACGGCGACGGTCAGTTATATCGGGGCAGGGGGCTCATTCAAATTACCGGGCGGGCGAACTATGCGGCCTGCGGCGAGGCATTGGGCCTAGATCTGCTACAGCAACCTGAACTCCTCGAGCTTCCGGAGCATGCCGCCATGTCAGCTGCTTGGTTCTGGCACCGTGCTGGGCTCAATACCTTCGCAGATAAAAGCGACTTCCTGACAATTACCAAACGGATCAATGGTGGCACAAATGGCCTTGCCGACCGTCAGGCGCTTTACGAGCGGGCCCTGAAGGTGCTGGTCTGATTGAGCTGAAGAGATAACGCAACAGATTGAAAAAGAGCGACCAGTCGAGATGCGTCAACATCTCGGCCGGTCACCGTTCCCGCAGATTACCCCTGCAAGTCCAGCCAAGGCTCCCGCTTCGTGCACAAAGCGGAGCGAGCCTAGCACCTGTTTATATATACAGTAAAGGTCTTGCTTTCT